CAATTATGAATGCATCTCTACGAGGGGATTAGTCTCATAGAGAGGCTAATTTCCTCTGCTAGGCCCATATTAAGGGGCCAGTGTCATCCTGATTAACGACACTCCTGGGTAAGTCTCAGTAAGAACTTACCCACCGAATTTTTATGTTGACGAACTCGGGACGTCCAGCACGTTCCAAGTGATCCTCGTTAACGTAAGAATCCACCTTTTCAGGGGCCTCACGTTTCAAGAAAAACTTGAGGAGGGCACCATAGTCATCCAATTTATCAGTTGGAATCCTATGACCGACAATAGCTGCCTTTACAACTGGCATCTGTAAATCGGAATGCATTTTCTCAGTTTGGTAACCGAGAAAACTGCGTTTGCCTAATCCAGGCGAGAGCTCACCGGTAGCCGGGAAGGGGATCAATCCTTCGAGAAGGCTATCCAGGTATCTAACCGCGCGCCAAAGGCCCGCCTCATAGAGGTGGTTCCTTAAGGCAACCGTAGATACAATCTCGTCGACATGCTTCCGTTGTGTAGGAAGCATACGCCGAACACGTGTTATTGAAACATCGTGCCCGTTGTAATACTCCTTACCGCAACTTTCCCGGAATTTACCATTCCAAAAGGATTTGCGTAGATTGACCTTAAATCCAAAAGATTCAAGACAATCGACAACGGAGCGCGTGTATTTTACAGGGACAATTATATCGTCTCCGTAAACACGCACCTGGCCAAAAAAGGATTTTATATCCTTTTTGGTTAGATGGCGCCTAAGCTCTCGCTCAATGCCCATGAAGACAACAGTCAAAAAGACCATTGCTTCAAAAGCAAAGCAAAGAGCTGAACCCATCGACGCGAACTTAACCAAATGGATTTCTCCATGGTTAGGAACAGCAGCCTTCCGGCTACGCACCGCTTGGACCGCCTGATCAAGGGCAGGCCAATCACGGAGCATCAGCCGTACATGCTGATTGGAAACGCGATCAGAAGCTTCACTCAGATCGAGTGTAGCAAGATCTCCGGAAAGAGATCCTGCCTTAGCCATTTCCTGATTAGGGATCTGGTCAAGGCTACTGAGAAGAGGTTTCAGGATGTAACTCCTGTTAAGCTCTTCCGTAAATTGCTC